CTGAAACGGGGCCACTCTTGCCTACTGGCTTCCCGTCTACTGTTTTAACTTCGCTTGTTACCCTATCAATCCTGGCAAAAATCTTAACAAGTTCGGGGTGATCCCCAAAACCTGAGTCGTTAAAAAAATCAGTAAGTCCTTGAGATCCAAAGTTCCTTACAGTTCTTTTAGCTCTTTCAGTAGTCTCGGTATACTTAGCCCCTCCAAAATCAACATCTTCTTTAAGACTTTGTACCCAATTAGTTCTAGTCTCAACGTGCTTAGCCTGAGCTACAGCATCAATTGAGTTAGCATGCTCTACTGATAGATCAATAAGTTTTTGAGCGTGTTCTTGTGAAAGATTAAATTCTTTCGACACAGTAGCAAATTTACTCAAGACATCTTTGTTAATAGAAAAATCTTGAGGCAAAGTAAAATCGGTGTAATTCTCAGGAGCGGCATTAGCTTTAGCGGCTTCGTCAGCCTTAGCTTTTGTAGCGGCTATAGCTACAGGATCTTCCGTTCCTTCAGGCTTAGCACCTGTTAAAGTTGTATTACCATTGTCTACTTTCCCTTGATCTACGCTATCCTGTGCAGCGCTTCCAGCATTGTCTTGAGTCGTTTGGCCCGTAGCTCCCGCATCAGTGTTACTTTGTGTGGTTGCTTGACCTGTTCCTTCTTCTGGCATTATTCCTCCCTTAAGTTAAAATTGTTATACTAATCTTCTATTCCTACTGTAGATAGCCAATCTGAGTTTGCAACCTCTACTAAAATTTCTGCATAGCTATAATCTGTATGTGTTAACCCTACTAGCTCTGCACGACATACACCCTCCCATTTAAGTATAAATTCAAGCCCATCTAAAGAAGATCGTATAGTGCTTATAGAATCTTGTTGAGCTTCATCAACTAACCAATCTTTTTGAAGCTCAGTTAAAGCATTAAAGTCAACCCACGTAGCAGTTATATAATTACAAGCCATTATGGTGCGTCCCCCTCTATATCTGAGCTTTCCATGTTAATCATTGTTGCATTATTTCCTGACACACTATAATCATTTAAAGTTGGAAATACATCGTCGTCCTCTCCCATTTTCCAATACCCAACTAAATTTGTAACTGCAGTATGAAGCGTTGATAATTTAGGCGCTCCGCTATTCCATATCTCAGATATTTCAGAAATAGATAACTCTTTATCCCAAACTGTAGGCTCATCAATATTACCGCCATAAGGAGAGCCTCCACCTTCGCGAGAACCAATTGTGGCAGATGCAGTTGATAATGTAGTAGCAGACAAAGTGTTAACTACACTTGTCTTATCTGCGAGAACATTATCTATATAAAATTTCACTCCACTTGTTGACGAATTACCACTATAGGTTATACAAACGTGATGCCAATTTCCGTCATTAACCGTTACCGAAGTAGCGCGAGCTTGTAAATGCGATGTTGACACAGTACTAATTAAATTAAAATATACTTTCCCTAAAGTTATCCTAATAGACCAACCACGCGCAGGCGATGTTGACGCTCCTTTAGCAATTATATATCCAGTAGTTGATTGAACTGTTTTAACCCAAAAAGAAACACTAAAAGGCTCATTTCGTTCAAAAGCTAATTCTGCCTGATTGCCTATATTTGCATATTCATCTGCTCCATCAAAAGCAACAGACTTTTCACTAATCCAAAAACCAGGCGCTGCTTTCTCATCTATCTTACCTAATAATTGTGGCACTCGTAGCCTTCTATAATTCATTAAGTTATCCTATTCACCCAACCAGATACATAAATAACATTTGTAACCTCTGCAAATGCTCCAACTACTAATGCGTTTGTAACTGGCATTCCAGGTATTACTAAAACTAAACCCTCTTTTGCAGGGATACCAACTACAGAAATTACAACTCCATCAACTATAATACTCAAAGCTCTAGAAACCGTATCATTATTAAAAGCGTATATCCAAACTTCATCCTTACTAGTAGCATGTGCAGTATGAATAGCGTTGGCGCTTCCGATAACAGTAGCACTTACCTGTATTGATTTTCCATCTGCGCTACCCGATAATATTTGCTTAGTAAAAATAGCCATGTTAAATCCTCAACTAAATATTTGACTTGCTAACACAAAGTTTTCACCACTTCCATTAGACTCATCTTCTGTTAAATGATAATATTCGTCTGCTTTGCCACCTTGCAAACTAGATGTTTCGTTATGTATAACGACACCTGAACTAGTAAAAGCAGTTTTATAAGCGCTTCCTACTGAATACAGATTAGTAGCATTTTTCTTTACTATTATTTTAGCAGCGATAAACCCAAACTCTGAAACATGATTAGGCAATGACGTTGGAGGGTCCGCTGCCTCTGCATTACTCAAAGTGTAATTGTCTTGACCGTAAACAATCATTAAATGTCCATCTGCATCGCCATACACCCAAAAAACACCGTATCTATTAGGTGTTAGCTCAGCAAGACCACTTGCAATATTATTATAATTTACATTATCTATCTGACTTTCATCGGACTCAATCCATGCAGACCCGTTATAGTAATATAATTCAAACGTATTGGCTCCTGTAGTATCTACTCCTGTAGTTGCTATTCTTGTTAGCCCTGCAAACAAAACTCCATTTGTAGAAACTAAATACCTTTGATTTTTCTCAGCGATTGCAACACCACTTGCCCTTGTTACCTCTCCAAAAACTTGTGTTAAATAAGTGAGCGTTTTCTTTATACCTTCACTTATAGCCATTCCAGCTTCGACTAAATGTAGATTATTGCCCTCTCTAAATATCTTTCCTAACATTATTTTAGAGCGATTGTTACCTGTGTTAGCTGTTTCACTTCCGATTATTGGAGCGCCTGAATTATAATCTACGAAGATATAATTAGTAGAATCATCAACAAGAGCTAAAGAAGTATTCGCGGGCCAATCAAAAAAGAAAGCGTTTGCTATAGCTGAATTTGTCGCTCTTATAATACCTGCTCCGGAGGACACGTTAACTGTGCCATTACCGTTTGAAGTAAACGCGCCTCCTGATATTTTACCACTTGACTGAGTAGTATTAAACCAATCTTGCAAATTGCTATAAGTAGCGCCTGCTAAAAAGTCTAAAGGGATATCAGAGTTAATAGTTAAAAAAGAATAATAATCGCCTCCATTCTCAGAAAGCATAAAGCTTTGAATAGCCTTATCATAAAGAACTCTAGCATAACCTAATGGCGCTACAGGAAAAGAGCCAAGATTAAACCCCTCAAACTCTATAATCTCTGCAGGACTTAACGACCTACCGTCTAAAAACACGCTCATTTAGTAGCTTCCTCAATTAGCTTCTCAATATTCTTATCTAGCCTTTTCTCATTAACTATCTTCTTAAGTCTAAGCTCCATATACTTTAGACGCTTAAAAGATAACTCAACCTCTTTCTCTCTTCTCTTTAAATCTAACTCAACAATTGTTATCTGCCTTTCTCTTTCCTCATGTTCTTTTTTCTCTTTAGCTGCAAAAGTTAGAAATATTTTAGCTTGATCAACTTTAAATTTTAAGTCTTCTAATTCTTTGCTCATTTATAATCCGCCTTTACTGTGACAGCTACAAGACCTACGCTATTAGCGTCTGTGACTTGCACTCTTATTTTATCACCCTCATTAAATATAATGTCACCAGGAGCCGCAAACACGTAATCAGACATAGCAGATAAAACTTTAGTATCTATTAAAGTGTCATAAGCTGAGCCTAAAACAGAATCTAAAGATATGCTAACTTCCTCCGTTATTTTCACACTTGAATGAATATAAACCGTCTTCAATTTACCTGCAGAATTAAACTCAAAAGACTTATCCATAGCACCTACGGATAAGTCTTGTTGAGCCGCTAAGGATCTTAAAACTGCCATCTTACTCGCTCTCTCCCTCTTTCTCAACAAAGAGTATGCTAGGCACCTTATCAGGCGCTACTTTTACAACATCTACATAAATCTTAAGCACTAAAGCTCTCTTACCTTCTAGAAAAAAAGACTGACTATTTCCGGTAAAGGTAGATGAAAATATTCTTCCTTCTCTTATAAGTCTTTTAAAAAACCTAATACCTGCAGGATGCTTAAGTATAGTTTTTACATCTTCAAGCTCTTGCTCTCTTTCATTTCTAACTTTCTTAGCTTTGTCTTTTACTTTCTGCTCATCGGAAGAATTATATTTCTTATCATCCATAAAAACCTAGTCTCCTATAACGATTTTTTTAATGCAGCGATGTGCTGCACGCTTCTACTTAAGTCATGATCACAATATATTTCATATCCTGCTTCTCTAGCTTGCTCTGAAAAACAATAGTCTTCACCTTGGAACCATTGTTTATCTTCATTCCACTTAACAGTAAAATAAGGTTTGCCTATTCTTTTAAAAACTTCTAAATCTATAAGCAAGCAACCTGTAGCTATGTAACCTACTTCGCTAATACCTTCTAATCTTTTAAAGCCTATAAGCCTTCTATCCTTATCTCTACAAGTAGGCATGCTAGGCTCAGTCCTAGTACAATAATTACAACCTATAATATCTTTTTTAGCAGACGCTAAAACTTCCACTACGTTGTAAGGAAATATCATGTCGCTATCAAGAAATAAAACCTTATCAGCTTCTACTTGAAAGGCTAAGTCGATTAAATCGTGTCTGCCTTTTTGAATGATAGATGTTTTCTGATTTATTATGCTAACTTCATAACCTTTCAAACTAGCAGCATGATACATAATCACGCCTAACGACATAGCAAAATCCGCATGCACCATATCCATACTAGGTATGCCTATTAATATCCTCTTCTTTCTAAGTGGTATTATGCTCATGAACTAGCTCCTTGCATAGACTCGCCTAAAACATCTAACATACTATCTTTATTTAACTCTGTCTCTGATAAAGTCTTTCCTGCATTAACAGCATTCATAGCTTTTTCAGCGTTTGCTTGCTCCGCCGCTGCCTCTGCTCTAGCAGCTCTTATCTTTGCTACCTCATCATTAGTATTTATAATTCTAGGAGGTACGCCCTTCATAGCTGCAAACTGGTCTATGGCCTCATCTAAATCCATCTTATCCATAACTTCAGGATTGAAAGCTGCCAAACTACTAGCAAAGCCTGCAGTCTGTTCTATAGAGCTTGTAGCTACAGCTCTTTGAGCTTGAGCTAGTAAAGATATATATTCAATATTAAGTTCTTTTCCTGCTATCTCTTCAGGTACAGGAGGAAACAAACCTAAATCATCAAGTATACTAAATGTACGTTCTATAATAATATCTAAAAGCTCAGATTGAAGCCTCTCAATAACTGGACCTAACATCAAAAGTTTTTCACTTTGCCTTTCAGCTACTTCAAACGCTGTCATATTTTTAGTTTGATTAATAACAGAAAGAAATAAATCAACATAAAAGAAGCGGTCTATTCTGCCTTCTACTCTTTCAATCTTATACTCTGCACTTTTTATATCGGGGTTAACTTGATAAGTAGGAGTAAAGCCTTGCTGCCCAGGCAGTACATCTACGTAGTTAACGCCTCCTTCTATAATAGTTCCTCCTTCTTCTCGCATACTAGTAGGCGCATTCATAGGAGGATCTACATTTTTACCGATAGCTTTTAAGGACTTCTCTTCTAACTTCTGTAACATCTTAATATCACCTAAAGCGTCCATTGCTCTGCTATCGCCATAAGTATCCACGCCTGTTATCTTCCAACGTGGAGCTACAAAAGGAATAGACCTATACCCACTTTCACGTAAAAACACGTCAGGATCTCCAGACACTTCAAAGTATTTGGAAACAAAAAGCATCTTCTTAGGATCTAATGAGCCTTCTACAGCGTCAGGATTAGGCTCTATAAGGTGTATAACTTCAAACAACTGGTCTACTTGTTTGCGCTCTTCTAAAGCTGTCTTAACTTTATCAGATAAATTATCTTTGCCAAACTCTTGTTCTAACTGTCTAGCAGTTAAAGCGAATTGCCTATAAAGCGTATCAGGTCTATAGTTTGAGTCTAAAGATAAATAATACTCACCAATAGTAAACGGTCTACATCTTATAACTGTTTTAAAATCTTCTTCTATAATCATTGAGGCAGTACCAAAAACACCTAACTCATTGTACAAGCTATGCGTAGAAGTATAGAAGTTAGATCTAGCAAATGTATTAAGCATTATTGATCTAACAGCGTGAAGCCAATCTTTAACAGGCTCAAACTGCATAAGATCCTCATCGGCTAACGCTAACCTAAACCAAGGTCTAGAAGGAGACGTTAAACCACCTTGCATGCCCGCTGCTAAAATCTCTGCATCGTCCGTAGCTTTGCCATTAATTATATTATCATGCTTTTTTCTACCGTCATTAGTTTGAAGTAAATCTGTGTTGCCAGTTAGATATCTGCCCTTTCTAGGAAGGATAAAAGCTGATAAATCTTTCCAATGGCTACGCCAATCGCTAGAGTCTCCGTACAGCCTATTATATCTAATCCTATACTTTTCAGTTTTAGTCGCTTCAAATGCCATTACTTTATCTCCTTATACTTAAGACCCTAAAAGAGTTTTTCTAGCTACATTAGCTTGACCTGTAACACCTAAAGGCCCTGTAAGAATAGTAGACTCTCTACCGCCTCTTAGCCTAGCTCTCTTCGATTCGTCTTCTACAGCTTGACTTCTAGCCTTAGTAACCTCTTCAGATTGAGGATCTAATACTGTAGGTATTTTAGCCTTGTCTAGACTTGTACTCAAAACCTTAGCTTCAAGCCTTTTTTCTCCTTCTTTTGCTACCTCTCCACCTAATGCACCTGCAGTCGTACCGCCTCCACCAGTAAATGCTTTTAATCCTCCACCTGAACACATAATAATCCTCCTTCTTAAATTACTGCATACTCAGTTTTTACTTTGTTATGCATATTACCTTTAGTCGCTGTTTGACTTTCAAACTTCCTCTCTCTAGGAAATTTAGTCATAAGCAGCGGATCTACAATTCTAGACATGCAATCTAACATATCATCATGCACCGCTACAGGGAAAGCTTGATACTCTTCCTCTATAAAATCTTTAACAAGATCATGCATTTTACCTTCGCTATCTACAACTCTCATAAAATGGGGAAGCCAAATTCGTCCTTGCTCAAAGATAGGAACTAAACGCCTTATCCTATCTTCTTTAGCCATGCCTCCACCTAACTCTAATATCTCAAATCTATAGTTCTCTATTTCCATAACGTATTTAATATGCTCTACATCTGCTTGCAAGCCATACTTCTCGTAACCTACTTTTAATGGCCTCCACTTTCTAACTAATCTAAATAACTGTTTAGTCCGCTCGGATAGATTGAGTCTATCTCTCACACCGTCAACCCAATAATAATTCTTATCAGGAGCCAAACCAATAACATGCATAGCTGTATAATCATTATCTTTCTTCTTCTCACTAGCTGGATCTACTGTTATATAAAAGTTCCAATCATGATAATTCTTAAGCTCATCATAATGCCTTAGCCATTCATCCTTAAAGCCCATAGCCTTGTCTGCTACAGGATCTAGCAACATTTGGCAGTTCTTAGAACAATACCCATTAGCTAAATAGTTTCCTGTTTCAGTCTGAATATTGTACACATCTATTTCACCTATCTCTACTTGATCAACTACCTTAACTTTTTTACCTTTACCAAAACCTCTTGTGCCATAACAAAGGTCTTCTACCTTACTTGCTTTAGCAAAATCTCCTTCATTCATTGCTAAAAGTCGTATGCGCTCTTGCCTACCTCCAAGAATTATATAATCATGTATTGTCTTACCTTCTTTTTCCTTTTTAAATATAGAATACTTAAAATTTAATAACGTTAATGTATCTTCTATCTTCCTACAGACTTCAGGATGCACAGTCCTAGACTGACAAATATGTATGCTACCCCCTGATATCGAGCCATCTGCATCTATAATACCTGCTAAATATCCTGCAGCTTTAGCCTCAAGATATGTATACTTGTCTTTATAAACTTTCATATCAACTGCTTGACACACATGTCCTTGTTGCTTATCATGAAGACCTATAGAAGCATAAATCTTTCTAACTCTTTCCCCTCCTTCGATCTCTTTTGCCCTCCCATTCCACCACTTATGATCGGAGGTATGTGTTAGTACATCTCCATTATCTAATGTTGTTTTAACTGCTAAAGCTTTTCTAACATTAATCGCTAAAACTCTAGCAGATACTAACGTAGACTTATTCACAGATTTATCTTTGCCACCTATCTCCCAGCCTACTACTTTATCTCCTACTCGAATAGAATCTATACTTTGCTGGCCCCAACACTCAGTAGTTATAAGTGTGTCTCCTGAGTGACATGAAAATGTATAAGGCCCCATGTCTCTACGCTTGTTGTCTAACTCTTCGCGAGTTAGGAATAAAGGCTTGCCTTCAAGCTTTCCATTATCAGTAGCAGCGTGTATGCGTGGAATAGCCGCGCCTCTTTTAGCAATAGCTTTATAAGTATCATTGAAATGGTAATACGTACCAATATGTCTACGCACTCCGCCTTTAGATCCTAAATTTAAAGATAGCTCCCAAGCATCTGTAACCTTTTTTATCTGGTCAGGAGTTGTAACACTCTCTCTAGTCACTACATCATCATAAACCAATATCTTAAAATGCTTTGAAGTAGGTTGGCCGTCTACTAAGCCATGCGCCTCTACTGTAGCCTCTTTAGGATTAGACTTTCTTTTAACAACTATGCCACCATCAAGGGACCACTTGTTAGATTCGCGTCTAGGATCTCTGAAGAGCACATCAGGAAACAAGTCTTGAACAAAGGAATTAGTCTCTAACTCTCTCTTGATCTGCTCTAGAAATCCTTTTGCTATGGGCCTGGTATGGCTAAAGATAGCTACCGTTGTTTCAGGATCAATTAAAATGTCCTGAATACTTTTACCAAAAGTAATAATGGTGCTCTTATAATGCTCCCTGGCCCATAAATCCAAATATCCATTAGGGTTAGCTTCAAACTCTCTGCAACGCTCGTACAGCCAATCTTTGTTAACGTCTTTACGCTTGAAACCTATAGTTAGAAGAAAGAATAAATCTTCTAAGCATAATGCTCTAAGCGTATCATATGCCTTATCTAGCATAACCTCTCTGTATAACTTGTTAGATTGTTCTCGTGTTAAATTATTGCAAAGCATCGTCTAAACCTCCTTTGCTAGGGAGTTGCTCTAAACGATCTTCTAGATCCTTCGTGTCTGTCTTAATAGTTAGCGTTTGTTTTACATCTTGAGTTATCGCTTTCTTATCTTGCCATTCGTCAGGCTCTTTGTTGGTAAGCCAAAACTTAATAGCTGACATATCAGGTCTAGAGTGTACTTGCTGCGTGCCTAAGATAGTTCCAGTTTCAGGATCTTTATCTACTATCTTCTCTGTATATCCTGTAGCTTTCTTGTGTAAAGTCTTTACCACTGCATCTGTAAGCGCAGTTGTAGCTTTCCTTAATATGTTCTTAAAATCGGGGTAATCTTCTTTCCAACGCTCCCAACGATGCATAGATACTTGAAAGAAGTCAGCTATAAACTTCTCGGAGTGACCTGCTTTAGCAAGTTTACTAAGTTTAGGTGTACTAATTTCGTAGCCATCTAAAATCATTTACTCTTCTTTCATCTTACCTAGCATATGCGCTAGTATTGAACTAATATCGTTTTGCGAGTTACTGATACGTTCTAACATTTCTGTTATCTTTGTGTTTTGACCTGCAATTGACTCCATTGCAGATGTAGGAAAATACCATAAAGGTCTGCCGTCCCCATCCTTTACATTATGCATATTGTGAAGCTCTCTAAGATAGAATTGCTCTAGTGGAGCGAGCGCGGAATCTTTCTTGACGATGTATGGAACAAAGAATTTTACTAGTTCTACAACGATATAGCAAGCTATTAAACCATAAACTTGATGCTCACTAGTCATATTTGAATTTCCCCCATGATTAGCATTTAAGCATTACCCACATATCTTGTCAATCTCATTTCGTTGACGCTCTGCTTCCATTTCTGACCACGCTACGGCTACTGCCAAAGCACTCCACATATCTCGTTTTAAGCTCCATAATGGACCCTGGCTAGCTTTCTTTCCTATAGCCTTATCTTTGCCTGGACCAAAACGATCTATAAGCGCAGCGCGTATATTTGTATCCTTAGCCCTTCCATTATTACAAAGCTGTTTGCATATTTCTTTTCTCGGTAACAATGTGTAATTAGACGCATGCCACGCTTCAATAAACCTACCAATCCAAACGCAAGTCTCAAAAGTCGTATCACCTACAGGCATGCCATAACTCTTAATCATTTCAATAACTAAGTGCTCACATCGCCCTACGCCTAACATATCTATCAACATACCATTAGATACGATGTCGCATTTAAGTACTTGTTTCATATGGTTATCATACACGCAATAAGCGCTTTCCGTAGTACCTGGATCAATAGCCAAGATAATCATAAACACTTCTCCTTTCTGAGCCTTCGGACTTCCTGCATAATCCTTGAGCTATATCCTGATATTTGTTTGCTAGTAACTTTACAAGCTCTTTTAGCAATACCTAAAGCCTCTAGGTTTTGCTTCGCTCCCTTTCCATTTAAATCACACAATTCTTGAAGCGCCACATTTAATGTGCCCTCGATCAAATTTAACTTACTGCGTCTTTGCTTTTTGCTTTTCATCAAAAAACCTCCTTTTTATTGCGCCTTGCGACGCGCTTAATATTTACGCTATCAGAAAAACACTGAAGCGCGCCCCAACCGAAGAGGGGGACACGGGCACTTGGGACATGCCCAGTGTCCCCCCGTAGGGGTAGGAAATTGTAAAATGTCCCAAGTCGCGTACACGCTTATAATTACAAACACTTACGCTTGCGTGAGCAGGCTAAAAGCACTTGGGCGACAAAATAAAATGTCCCAAGTCCCAAAAATGTCCCAAGTATGTCCCAAGTCGCGTGAGTAGCTACAGTTATACATTACGCAGCCTTCGACTTGGGACATACTTGGGACATTTGCTCAAAAAATAAATGTCCCAAGTACGTTTTAAAAATGTCCCAAGTAATGTCCCAAGTTTTTGCCTATTTCTATAGCAGAAAGTCATTTTTAGTGTCCTCTGCGTGAGCTTGCGTGAGTGCTTTTTGGTCCTTTGTCGCTGTGCTGCATTCAATATAATGAAACATTCTAATGCCTATTTCTTGAGCAGTATGAATGAAATACTTATCTTTATAACACAGTCCATTATTTAATAAATGGATAAGTTTTGGTACTCCTCTTCTTCTAGACTTCATAATGCCCATAATATGATTAAAGTCTTCTCTACCTGAGAGGCACATCCATATATCATTAATAGTACGTTTATCTCCTATTTCCATAGCGTCTGACAGGCACATACCTAAATCTTCTCTTTCAATCTCTATTTCTTCGGCTTTTATTTTATGAGACATGTCACATAAATCGACACATTCTAAAGTTCCTACGTGATCTCCTGCAGTATTTACAGTATCAATCTTCTTAAACCAAGTAGCATGTTCGGCGGGAGGGGTTAGGTTAGACTTAGCATCGTCTAGTCTGAAATACCATTTCCTTTTTTCTTTACCAATACCAAACTTCTTAGCTTCTGGTTCTGTCATAGGACTAACTGTATGAGCTACTCTGGCAGCGTTTATTAAGGAGGAAGCGCCTCTAGCAGTATGCATATCTCCATTGCTTGCGCCGTTGTTTCCAGGTTTTCTAGTGTGGTGTACTAAACATACTGCGCATCCTGTTTTATCAGCTATATGCTGAAAAGCCCAAACGACTTTATCTATTTGCATATTATCGTTTTCATTTACTTCATGTGTACGAACGAAAGGATCTGCGATTAATAAAACTATGCTTCTCTTTTTGATTATATTAATGACATGATCGATAACGTTCTGCATTATAACCATACCTTGATTAGAATTTTTAACTAGTATTAAAGGTTTATCTCTGCCGGAAGAGTATCTATAACCTGTTATTTCGGATCTCTTTATTTCGTGATGCGCTAAGATGGCTCCTTGTTTTCGTCTTAATTCGGCTTTAGGGTCTTCTGTATTATAAAGCCAAACACCTCCAGGCTTTACTATATCGGAGCCTGATAGGTTTCTACCAGTAAGTATGGCAGTTGCATCTAGCATAGATAGGGTTGACTTACCTAAACCTCCAGGGGCTATTATGACAGAGATATAACCTCCTACGTATCTGCCTTTCATAACCCAATCTCTAGCTAATATTTTATCATATTCTACTTCGTCAAAGCCTTCTGTTTCATCTGTATTATTAAATTCTTCAAAGTCTGATGCTACTAAGGCATTATCTGGTGCGTATTTGGAGATTGATCTAGCTATATTTTCTACTTCTTGATTAGGAAGTGGGTTGCCTAGTTTAGTTTCGTTTGTAGACATAAGTGCTAAAATTATAGCTTCATAATCCATGCCCCTTGAGCGCATAGTTCCGGCTAATGAGGCTAAGAAGGCGTTTCGTTCTCCTTCTTCTATATGCTCATTTTCTTGTATCGTTTTAGGTTTAATTTTTTCATCTAATTTTCGCTCTACGAAGGAAGGAAGTAATTGTATAACATTATCATTATAAATCTCATAAGCTTTATTGTCTATTCTAGATCCTGGTGCTATTACATAACCTCCTTCGCCTCTAGTGTCTACGTCTTTAGTTAGCCTATTAGCAGAGGTTTTGCCTTGGCCTTTATAGTATATGTGTACACCTTTTGTAGGAGTCATAACGGATAGGGAATTATTTATTTCTTTGTCTGCGCCTACGAATTTATTCCAATTTTCGTTTCCTTTTTTATTGTTTTTATTATCTATATCTACAACAAGTAAATCTTTATCACAAAACACGCCCCAATTGCTCATAGGTTGGGCTGTAGCGTAATTGCGTATTTTCTTTTCGTCTGCAGTTTTGGCCCAATCCTGCCAATTATTGAAAGAGGGTGTCTTTTTGTTTTCTCTAATTGGGAAAACTTTATATCCTAGATTGAATAGGTATAGAGCGCCGTCTACAGGTTTAACTATTTTTGGTATTTCATCAAACATATATTGTTTCCTTTATTTATATTTTCTTTCTTCTTCCGTAGAATGCAGGATGTTTAGATTGTTTACTTAAGACCCAATCGTGGAAAGGTATTTTCTTATGCATAAGCGTAGAAATTTTCTCAAACTTCAAGGCTACTTTAGCGCTAATGTTTTTATGACGATGCAGGATATCGCTTAGATACCCTGGAGACACGCCTGCTAATTCGGCGAAAAGCATTTTCTCTTTGTACTTCCAAAAATCTTTTGGCATTTTGGCACTCCTTATTTGATTTTAGTGATATTAGTTTACCCCTTAGTAAGTGTAACACCTTAATATACTTAGGTCTTTTGTCAAATACTTTATAGGTATGTTATTTGCATAATGTGTTAAGTTCTCTTGTTCATTAGGTTTTTAAAATATATTATTTATTAGCTTGACAGGTGCATAAAAATTATATTAGTTTTTGTGTCCAGTTAGGCGAAGAAATGGAGGAGGTTAGTTTATGGAGATAACAAAAAATGTGGATGTTAAAGAAGAGTTAAAGCCTGGGAGTATTTGGGCTTCTGGAAGAGCGCAAGGGCTAACTGAGTATTACATGCTTTGCGTAGACGCTAGACCAAAAGAAAGATTATGGTTTTATATTAGCTTAGAAGGCTTTGGGTATTTTGGGTCTTGTATAGAAAATAATCTTATGGAAAAAGATCTTGTAGCGGATAATTTAGCTGAGTTTGTAAAGCTATATACTATTAAGGAATAAAAAATATTAATAAAGGAGGTTAATTATGGCTAAAGGAACACCTAAACAAGATGGTAGCGGTGGAGGAAAAAGAAAAAATAAAGGGCGTGGAGGATGTACGCCGCCTAAAGGTAAAGGCAAAGGTCAAGGGAAATAACTTATATACTATTAAGGAATAAAAAATAGAAAGGAGTTAGTGATGGATAATGCATATAGTGGGCCTTCTAGAATGGGAGCGAAAGCAGTTTTAGAAGATAGGATAAAACGATCAATAAAAGAAACTGATATTCTAAAGACGTTATTAGTGGTAACCCCTTGGAACGCTTTAACGAAAGAAGAAGAAGAAAACTTATGGAGCTATTTTTGTAGGTCAGCGCATTAACTAAAATGAAACTTTCTTACAAAGATAATTTATTTTATTTCGATTGTGATATTACGTGCAATGCTATGGCGAAGAAAGCGGGCTTTGCTTATGACAGAAAACTAAGAGAGTGGGTAACTCCTTATGCGCATGTCGCTAAGAAGGTTTCGTCTTTTGGTTGTCTGGAAACACAAGTTTGGTTATCAAAAAAAGAAGCAATTGAAAAAGAAAGAGAGCTTAAAAGTTTTTCTCTCTTTTCAAAAATAGATATCCCTGTACCTGAAGGTTTAGCATATATGCCTTTTCAGCTTGCAGGGATAGAATATCTGCTAGATAGACCTAACAATTTACTAGCAGACGAACAAGGGCTAGGCAAAAGTATAGAATCCATAGGGTATTATAATGTATTAGATGCGACTCTTTCCGACCCGAAAGAACATTTAAACGTTTTAATTATTTGCCCAGCCCTTGTTAAAATTAATTGGTCTAGAGAGTGGTATAAATGGTGCGTTAAGAAGACCTCTGTAGGAATAGCTCACTCTAAGTTTTGGCCTCCTACTCAAGTTATAATACTTAATTACGATATCCTTAAAAAGTTAACTACTCAAATACATTCTAAAATTTGGGACTTAGTAATATTAGACGAAGGACATTATTTTAAAAATAGTGACGCAGAAAGAACTAAACAAATAATAGGCTTTAGAAATAAAGGAGACATAAAAGCTAAGCGTAAATTAGTTTTAACTGGTACACCTATACTTAATGTGCCTTATGAATTATTTAATATTTTAAAATTCTTAGCGCCTTATGCGTTTCCAAATAAGCATGAGTTTGGGCTAAAGTATTGTGATGGACAGTTAGGTGATAGAGGATGGGATTATAAAGGCGCTACTAATTTAGTAGAACTACAATCCAAACTTAGGTCTACTGTTATGATAAGAAGATTAAAGGAAGAAGTTTTACCAGACTTACCGCCTAAACGTAGACAGGTTTTAGAAATTGATCCTAATAATAAATGTAAAGGATTTATATATAAACAAAACAAATTCTTTAAAGATATTAAAGATAGCATTTTAACGGATGAGGAATACGAAGAAATTATAAAATGTTTAGACGGTGAGCGCATAGGCTTTGAGGAAATGTCTACTATCAGAAGAGAGTCTGCTATAGCTTCTATCCCTTATGCTATAGAGCATTTAAAAGAATGTATAAATCAAAGCGGTAAGATAGTTTGCTTTGCACATCACATAAAAGTTATAGAGACTTTACAAGAAGAATTTAAAGACATAGCAGTTAGTCTTCATGGTAGTACCCCACAAGGCCAAAGACAAAAAGCGATAGATAGTTTTCAAGAAGATGAAAACATTAAGTTGTTTATTGGCAATATTAGAGCTGCAGGTGTAGGAATAACATTAACAGCTAGTAGCCATGTAGTTTTTGTAGAGATGGCTTGGACCCCTGCAGAGGTTACCCAAGCAGAGGATAGATGTCATAGGATAGGTCAAGTAAATTCTTTATTAGTACAGCATATAGTTTTAGCAGGATCTATACAAGCTACTATGGCTAAAACTGTAGTTTTTAAGCAAGAGAAGATAAGAGATACTTTAGATTATGTTATGGATAATACTTTAAAGGAGGCTTTGAGATGAGTAAAAAATTATCTGAAGATTTAAGTTGCATGAGATATAAACTTAAAGCATGGAAAGATAAATGCAAAGATGTTAAGAACATTACTAATTTAATAAGTATAGACTTAACAGATATTAATCTTGTAGAAGATACAATACAAAGTTTAGTAGATAAAATTATAGACGGTACAGAGTTATGATACCAATTATAGGAACGCATTTAAAAACAAAGTCGGGAGACTTATTTACTATTAAAGAGCTAAATAAAAAAATGTTAAGAATGAATATAGGGAATACTAAATGCGCTATAGTAGGAGAAATATTAAAATTTCCTGAATGGTTTAAGCTTAATGATTGTACAATATTAACAGAGGAGGAGTATGAAATAGAATTACCGAAGTATATGATAGAACAAAAAAGAAGATTAAAAGAACATAATCAAAAACTTAAAGAACAGGAGAATTAAAATGTCATTAGAAAATGAATTAAAAAGAGTAGCAGATGCATTAGAAGCTATGACACCTACTGTAGTTGAGGGAGAGAACGATAATGTAGTACAAGCAACTACGGCAAATGAAGCGCCTGAATTAGATAGAGAAGCTATAGTTAAAGAGCTTACTGCTTTAGGCGTTAAGGTTTCCGCTAAACAAGGTACTAAAAATTTAAAGACTAAGCTTGATAAGATTAAAGCTGAGAGCACACAAGCTAAACCTGCTCTTACAAATGTACCTCCTTTAGCTGCAGCTATGGGGCAAGCCCAAAACGATACAAATGAAGTGACAAAAGAAGAAGCGCAAAACGCACTTAAGAAATTTGCTGCTATTCATGGAGCCGAGCTAGCAGTATCTATCCTTAATAAACTAGGCGGGGCTAAAAACATTTCTTCTTTAGATAATGCAGGAAGGTTTACTCTTTTAAAAGACTTAGCTGCAGTCGAGAAAGCAAAGACAGCTAAGAAAGAGGAAGGAGACATTTTTGCATGAAACATGCTAAGCTAAGTCCTAGTAGCTCTAACTGTTGGATAAAATGTCCAGGCTCTATTAAACTTTCCGAGACTGTACCTCCGCCTCTTGATAGTCCTTATGCTATGGAAGGTACGGCAGCACATAAGCTAGCAGAGCTTTGCGTAAAAAGCGGTAAACCTGCAGAGGAACATAAAGGTAAATTTATTTCAGTAGAAAGTAATGATAAAGGAGATCCTAAAACTTTTGAAGTTACCGATGAGATGATAGAAGCCGTAGACATTTATGTAAGTGAAGCGACTGTAGCCGAAGGAGCTAAGAGATTAATAGAAGCCGAATTAGATTTATCCTTCGTAGTTAAAGATTGTTTCGGACATGCAGATTGTATTAATTATTATCCTAAAGTTAAACTCTTAGAAGTTCTCGATCTAAAATATGGTAAAGGTATTTTAGTAGATCCTGAGTGGAATACCCAAGCTATGTGTTATGGCGTAGGGGCGCTTAAGTTATTCCCCGAAGCCGAACAAGTAAGACTAACTATCGTACAACCTAGAGCTTACCATAAAGATGGACCTGTAAGACGCTGGACTACAACTAAAAAAGTATTAAGCGGTTGGGCTGTAGGTGTTCTTAAAAACGCAGCAGACATAGCTTCCAAACCTAATGCGCCTTTTAAAGCTGGAGAGCATTGCAGGTTTTGTCCTGCTTTAGCTATATGCAAAGAGCAAAGAGAAAACGCTTTAGCTATAGCTAAGACAGACTTTGATAATCCTGTACTTCCCGATCCTGAAAGACTAAGTAATGATGATATGACTAGGGTTATGGCTTTAGCTCCGCGTTTTGTAGCTTGGGCTAGTAGTGTACAAGCTTACGCTCAAAGTCAATTAGAAATGGGCCAAGAGGTTTTAGGATATAAACTAGTAGCTAAAAGGTCTAATAGGAAATGGGTTGATATGAAGAAAGCTACATTAAAAGTATCTTCCTATTTGCGAGAAGCCGCTTTCGAGAAGAAGTTAATAACTGTAGCTAAAGCAGAGAAGGCTATTAAGAAGCAAGGTAACTCTCCTGAAGCTATACTTGATGGATTATGGACTAAACCCGATGCAGGGGTGATTATTGCACCTGTAGACGATGCTAGAGCCGCTGTAGGCCCTACAGCTATAGAAGACTTTTTAGAGGATGAGGGGTTTTTACAATGATAGCTAGAACCGAAGAGGGTTTTGATATTCAATGCTGCCTATGTCCTTACTATGAGGCTTTAGATACTTTAAGCTTTACAGAAGCCTTGAGTATAGCAAGAGCTGAAGGTTGGCAAAGTGGAAAGAAATATCAAATGATTTTAAATAGAAAGGAAGAAAGATTATGAATGACAAATTTGCTAAGACTATCACACCAGAATTTAGGGTTTCGTTTCCTAATGTATTTAAGCCTAGGGCTTTCGCCGAAGGCTTACCTGCTAAGTATTCAGTAGTAATGCTTATCAATAAGAAAGAAGACATAAGCGATATGAGAGCTTTAGCTAAGAAAGCTGCAGAGGCTAAGTGGCCCGATCCTGCTAAAAGACCTAAACTTAGAAACCCTTTTAGAGACGGCGATACAGAAAAACCGGATATGGATGGCTACCCTGGACATTACTTTATCAATGCTAGTGGTAAACATAAGCCTGGTTTAGTAGATCGAGACAAACAACCTATACTTATGGAAGAAGATTTTTATGCTGGCTGTTATGCTAGAGCTTCGGTAACTGCTTACGCTTATAGTACTGCAGGTAATAATGGAGTATCTTTTGGCCTTCAAAACATTCAAAAATTAAGAGACGGCGAGTCCTTTAGTGGAAAGATGAAAGCCGAAGATGAGTTTGACGCTGTAGAAGGTCCTGAGATAGAAGGCGGAGGTGCTACAGTAGCTCAAGAAGATAATATGTTTATGTAAAACTTTGTGCCTTAACTGAGGGACGGCGCAAAATAAGCGGGTAGGTTTTTGTTTCCATTTGGCCTGCTCGCTTATATATTAAGGAGGTATTAAATGCTAAACGTTTTTGTAGATCCTGTAGTACTTATAACTTTAGTAACATTAATATTTATGTCTACTTATATAGGTTACAAGATGGCAGGAAGAGATTTAAGAAAAATAGATAACGCTTTAATTGATAACGCAAAACTTCTTAAAGGTATGAGGAAGAGAGTTGATAAACATCAAAAGCAGAAAGGCAAAGCTAAATGAAGTTAACGATTGATCTTGAGAGTCGTAGCGAAATAAATTTAAAAGATGCAGGCTTAGGCCCTTACTCTGAAAGTCCTAGCACAGATATACTTTGCATAGCTTTTAAGGAAGATGATAACGAGCCAGTGATTTTTGTGCCTTCTAAATTTGCGCATTTGTACCCTGTTCATTTATACCCTCAAGCAGATAGTATCGGTGTAGGTCAATGGATTGAAGGCGCTGATACAATAGAAGCCCACAATGCAGGTTTCGAGCAAGCGATGTGGCACCAGATAATGCATAAGCGCTACAAGTTTCCAGATTTACCAATAGAGAAGCTAAGATGCTCAGCCGCTTTAGCTGCTTCCTACGCTCTTCCACGCGCTTTAAATTATGCTACCCAAGCTTTAGGTACTGAAGAGAAGAAAGACAATTTAGGTTATCGGATAATGATGAAGATGTGCAAACCTAGAAGACCTACTAAAAAAGATCCTAGTATTTGGCATGAAGACCCTGACGATTTTAAATTGTTATGCGATTATTGTAAACAAGATGTAAATGCAGAATATTCTTTATCTCAATTACTTTACGACTTACCTAAAAAGGAGCAAGAGCTTTGGGAGTTAGACCAAAAAATAAATAGAAGAGGCATTAAGATAGATTTAGAAGCAGTTAACAATCTTCTTTATAAAATAGAGCACAAGTCCGATGCTTTAAGGTTAGAGGTCCAGTTGCTAACTCAAGGCCAGGTAAACTCTACTACTCAAGCTGCAGCGACTAGAGAATGGCTACTTAGTAAAGGTTTAGATATTCCTGATATGCAAAAAGAAACAGTAATTAACTTTTTAAAGAAAGACGATCTATCCGCTAACTGTAGAAGAATTTTAGAAATAAGACAAAGCTTATCTAAATCTAGTACTGCCAAACTTAAGAAGATGATAGAGATGGCTTGCAAAGATGGCAGAGTTAGATATACTTTTTTATTTGACGGCGCAAACACTGGCCGATGGTCTGGCAAAGGAATACAAACTCATAACTTACCTAGAGATAGCTTTGATGAGGAAACTATTAATGAAGTACTATCTATGGGGGTAAGTCAAGTAGATAAGAAACACAATTGTGTTATTAAAGCAGCTAGCAAATGTATAAGAGGAATGATAATAGCCGAAGAAGGTAAACTACTTTACGCTCAAGATTTTTCTAGTGTTGAAGCTAGAGTTTTAGCTTGGATAGCAGGCGATGAAAGAACACTTAAATCTTTTAGAGAAGGATTAGATTTATATAAAGTTACTGCAGCCGAAATATATAATAAAAACTATTCAGATATTACAAAGGAAGAAAGAGCCATAGGAAAAGTAGCAGTATTAGCTTTAGGGTATCAAGGTTGGGTAGGCGCGTTTCAATCTATGGCTCCTACTTATGGCGTGTATGTGCCAGAAGATAAAGCTGCAGAGATAGCAGGTAAGTGGAGAGCAGCACACCCTAGAATAGTACAGTTTTGGAAAGGAGTAGAAATTGCAGCTATTAAAGCTATTACTACAAAAAATGCTTTCAGTTATGGTAGGATTAAGTTTGGTATTCGTGGCGATTTTATGCATTGTCGTCTTCCTAGTGGGCGCCTTCTCTCTTGGTATACACCTTTTACTAAAACCGTTGTGGATAAGTATGGAACTACCAAGCAAGATATTAGATATATGGGTGTGTCTTCGACATCTGGTAAATGGTCAAGGTTAAATACTTATGGAGGTAAGTTAACTGAAAATGTTGTTCAAGCTATAGCTAGAGACTTACTAGCCGAAGCTATGGTAAGACTAGACAAAGCAGGCTTTGATATAGTTATGCATGTGCATGATGAAATTGTATGCGAAGGTAAAAACAAAAGTTTAGAAGAGTTTAGTAGGATAATGTCAGAAGTCCCTATTTGGGCTAAAGGTTTGCCTATAGCGTGTGAAGGTTGGGAAGGAAAGAGATATAAGAAAGGATAGATTTATGCAAATAACTAAAAAAGGAATAAGAGAAGCAGGTTTTGTTAAAACTATGCGAATTATAGAGAGGCAGGTTTTAATGTTAGCTCTTGATAAAAGTCTTTCGATATCTAAAAACGCTAAATTATTAGGAGTGCATAGGTCTAGATTAACAATGCTTGTTAAAGGTTATGATATTGATAACGCGCCTGGGTATCGTATGTTCTATAGTAGAAAGGAAAATGAAAAATGTTAGTAGAATTATTCAGACTTGAGCAATCTGATAAAGGAGTTTTTGGGGCCTTACTTATAGAGTATGAAGTTTTTTGCGTAACTTTAGAGCCTATAGATAAAGACAATATAAAGAGTGAGTCTTGCATACCTGATGGCTGGTATACCTGTAAACGTGTAAACTCTCCTAAATATAAAAAGACTTTTGAAATTAAAGGAGTGTCAAATAGAAACCACATACTCTTTCATCCTGGTAACATTATAGGCCATACTAAAGGTTGTATCTTGTTAGGCCAATATTGGGGGAAACTTAAAGGTGAAAGAGCTATTTTAAATTCAGGGAATACTTTTAAAGCATTTATGAAAAAGCTGGAGGGGTTTGATAGTTTTAGGTTACATATTATAGAGATATAAATGTATTGACATTCTTAACGCTATGTGTTATATTTACTAATTAGTAAAACAAATGGAGGTGCCGATGCCCACTCTAACCCAAAAAATTAAGGGTCTTGAATATTATCTAACACACGCGCGAAATTATAAAAAAGTTTGGATTGAAGAAATTAAAAACAAAAGCACAAGTTTGAATAATTATTACGATCTGCTTGAGGAAGAAGAGGATCAATGTATGCAAGCTGCTTATGAGGCTATTGGAGAAGCTCGTTGTGGAGCCTAAAATATTAATAGGGGCTTTACCTAATTACTTAAATTGGCGTTTTCCTAAAGCCTCTGAGATTGAAGGGGCTGTGCAAATAATACATGATGAAATCTTATTTGATAATAAAAAGGATTTTGATAATTTTATTAATACTTTAACGCCAGACGAACAACTTATAAATAGGTTTAATAGGTTTCATAATATAGGAGCTTTTAAAAAGTAAAAGATTAACGCCTAGTTAAGCTCTTACCCTTAATCACATCCTTTAATTGTTTTTTATATTTCCTAGGAAGTAAAATTTTATCCTTCCAAGTTAAAGTCTTTATTAGTTTTTTGCATAGATCGCAAGTACAACCTAAAATAACTATCTTAGATACATCAAAGAAAGCGGCTAGATGCATGCCTATTTGGCCCTCACATCGACAACAATAGACATCTCCTATACAAGACACCTGTACATTAGGATGCCCGTAGTAATGACATATGAGCCTTCTAAGCGTTTTCAACTTTTTTGCACCATAACATTATACCGTTTTTACTATTAGGCTTTCCGGTCCTGCCTCTTTCTTCTTTGGTAATAATGAAGCCTTTATCATTAAGAAGCTCTTCTATACTTTCTCTAGTGTATCCGTATCTATGACAATCTTCAGGATATTGTTGCATGCCATATAAGATATTAATAAATTGAAAAGGTTTAGCTTTATCGGTCCAACAATCATTTATTAAATAATCAATTAAAGGAAGTTCTAATCTAAGTGTGCCTCCCATTTTTAAAAGATCATAACAATCGGTTATGAATTGAGCGCCATCTTTTTTATAAAGATGCTCTAACATATGTCCTGAGTATATTTCATCTATACCATTTAAAGGGTAATGATTAATAACTTCTAATGCATCCATAACTATATCTGTATTAGCAGTTTTTCTTTTATCTATCCCTACATACCCTTCCATTCTTACATTAGCGCATCCGATGTTTAGCTTTATCATTTATTAACTCCTTTGTTAACTACTAGATAGCATCCTTTTTTCTTTCCTTCTTTCCAATATTTAATGCCTTTAAATTTTTTCAGTATTTCTTTATGAGTCCATTGAGCTTTATGTTCTTCATAAGGATTGCCGCCTATAGCTCCCTGCACATACCTTTTAATAGGCATAACTATTATAATATACCTAGCTGCTTTTCTAAATCTTTCGTAAACCTTTATAGCTTTATCTTTCTCTAAGTGTTCTAATACATCACCAAAAATAACTAAGTCTAAGCCATGCATAGCGTGTACTCTATATATGTCAGAGATGATTAATAAATCATAAATCTTTTTTAATTTGTATCTATTTACATAAGGTAGCCAAGCTTCTACGCCTACCCAAACTGAGTCAGGAAACATAGCTCTAAGTAGCTTTACATAAGTCCCTACGCCTGCTCCTACATCTAGAACAGTCTTAATATTTTTCATTATAGAGGCTTTTGTGCAAACCCAATCTCGCCCCTCATAAGAAGAAGTAGGCATTTAATAAATTCCCTTCACAAAGTTATTAATGTTAAAATCTTTTATCTCTTCAGGAAAGCGCAGCATACCTAGTGATTTATCTAAAGGCCAATCGGGAGATATCTGCATATCATGTATAACCCAAACCCACATAGGCTCTTTAGTAGGTAGCCATATCATAGAATAAAAAGCGTCTAACTTTCCATGTTCTTGGCAATGTACAGTTTTTAAATTTTCACTTACTGGTTCTATAAAAGATACAAATTGATTAACCCATTTTTTAGATCCTTTAAAAGCTCTATTCAATTTAGGGTAATAGTAAGCACCTACTGAATAGTTAATTATAAAAGGAAGTTTAGTTTTATCTTTATATTTCATAAACGTATTCTGTACATCTTCAATATAAGTAGACCTTAACGCATCGTCTGAGTCAATTCTAGAAGTTATAACATATTTTTCATCAGTAAGATTTTCTTTTATGTAGCTAGAATATTTCTTAGTAATTATTTTAGCATTAGGTATTTTAGCTTCTAACTCTTGTAACTTTTTAAGATGCGCAGGAGAAGTTTTAGGAGCTACTAGCATTAACCAAGTAAAGTTTTTCTTTGTCTGACTAGCTATTGAAGGAGCGCATATATTTTCTAACAATTTAAAGCGTGCATCAAACCAAGTATTAAAATTTTTAACAGTAGGGTTAGTTTGATAATTAATATTAATACGAGTAACTACATAATGCGCTATCATATTTGTCCCCATTCTATCTTAAATTTTTCATTAGCATCTGCTAAAGCTATTTCATATACTTTATCCTTTTCATAAAGAAGTGAATTTAATTGACAAGTTATTAAACAAGTGCAAGGAACTATTGCACCCGTTGTAGCATTGATATTAGGGTTATCATCATTACGCGCTTTGAAATAGTTTGACAATAGTTTAGCTCTAACATTATTAGGGTTTACCCATTCAGTAAGATTATGTTTATTACGATTAATATCTTTTATTAGATTAATACTTTGTAAAATTTGTTGTCTGTTTACATAAGCTCTTTTAGTTCTAGCACCATGTACTTGATAAAGTGCAGTTTGATTTACATAGCCATACCAAGTACGCATAGTTGTATTTAAGTTATGTCTATAAGTTTCGTAACTGGTTTCATAGCTATTACTTTCAAAAAATACATCTGTCTTTTTATATTTTCTCTCCCAATCATCAAAGCCACAAGCAGGATATAAAAGTGCAGAGGCAAAAACCGTGTCCCCTCCGCCTGCTATATTGTATTCAAAGAAGCCACATTCAGTCCAAAACTTTTTACGTGCAGACCAAGCCCCTCCAGGGAAAGACCAATTTGTTTTTTGGTCATGAAACCAACGACAAAGAAACGAAGGCTTTACAGATTGAGGATCTTCATTAGGATGCCAACCACTTTTACCTTTATTATAACATTGTACTATTTGGTAAGTCTCTAGTTTAGCTAAGATACGCTGAGGCCAATCGGGATTTTCAAAAAGGATATCTGCATCAAAAGCAGCGAAGTTATCATAACCTTCATTATTAATGACATGCTTTGCTAAGATATTTAATAGCTGCTCTTTATGCCACATAAGAGAGTCGCATCTTACTTGTAAAACCTCTACGCCTTTAGGCAATTTATCTTTTATTGACTCTTGATTTAATTCAGGATCATTATAAATAAGCTCTACTACATAAATATCCTTCCAACTTTCAAGCAAATGCTCGCAAGTCCTTATTATGTTTTCGTTCATAATTTCAAATTTAAAAGGATTATAGAAGCACATGCCTACGGCTAAATCTTTGTTCAATCTATGCCTCCAAACAATGTTTTAGGTAGCCCACTAAAACCCCTTACTTTGTCTTTAAATATAGGACCCCAAACATTTCTCCAATTTTTAAAAACATGCTTATCAAAATAAATAGTTCCAGGCTTTAAGTGTACTCCTACAGTTATTATTTTTTGGTAGCCTAATGTTAATCCTACTACTACGCCAAATAAAGAAGAAGTCCCGCCTGCGGGATCTATTTTTAAAACTCTATCTATTCTTTTACTTTTAGCCCCGTAAGTTTCTGAGCCATAGACTATAGCCTCTTTAGGTATGGCCCAACTTCTTAAGCCAGGAATGTTTTCAATAGTGTCATTGCCATACTCAAAAGCGTGAAGTGTTGATATATATTTTACAGGATATTTACAAGTATGCCCTGCTATATTTATCGCCATAAGATCCGCTTTAGGGAATAGCGCAGCTACTATATCTAACTCTTCTAAATAGCCTGGGCCATGTCCCATAACTATTAATTCATTCTCTAAAGGGGTTATTGTGCTAAGGTAAACCTCTGCGTCTATATCATTTATAGTAGGAGTCATATCTATTTTACCTTACTGGCAAAACATTTTTTAGCTTTATCTATTTCTATTTTAAGGGCTTCCATTTCTTCGGTAGTAAAACAATACCTGTTATCAAACTCAATGTCGGAGCAAAGAACAATGTCTCCTTCTTTATCTATAATAGATTGACTAATAGACTCTGTAGCGTATGGGTTTGGTTTCCAAAGCCAAGACTCAGTACAACAACTAAGAGTTAAGGAAATCAGACATACGCTGAGCGCGTATTTTAGGATCTTTTTCACTTTTGATCTCCTTTATTTTTTCTTTAATTTGCTTTCTAAGTTTCTTCTCATGCGCTTTAAGTTCTAAATGTTCTTTAATAGCTTCTATTATTTTATCAAGAAAGTATTTCCCTAGCCAAGCTAGTATGATATTCCAAAAAGCGAAAAACATAAGCGTCTCCTTATAGTGTAGCTATTAAATCTAAGAGTGCTTGGTTTACTATATCTAGTCTTGCTTGGGATCTTGTAACTAAAACTGCAGGTGCTTGAGGATGAGCTATCCCGTCTAACAAAGCCCTTCTTTCACTCATTAGCTTTATGTATTGCTGGTATCTAGTAACCGCTGTGTTTTCAACGTACTCAGGAAGAGCTTCTATTTCTGCGTCTGTGCGTCTATGCACTACGCCTGCACCGTCTATAGTGTACCTTTTAACTCCATTTAATTCTTTGTCGTTTATACGATCTCCGCTATGGTATTGGTCCGTATCAAAACTGTATCCTGTAACTAATACTTCGTTTGCGCCTAAAGGTCTATCGTCATGCCCCGCGCCCCATAAAAAATTAATAATTTCATTACTCGCATTAATTGAAACTCTCATAATTAAATCCTTTCTATTTCTATAAATCCTTCGCTTATTCCGTCACTATAAAGAACCGTACAATTATCTCCTGTTTTTTGTGCAATTTGTATTGATACTACTTCGTCTTTTTTAAAATAGGCAACCATAGAGCAGAAATAATTTATATACATTACTTGAGCATTAATATCATTAGTCATGCGTAATCGTTGTACAGTACCATTTATATATACTCCATCTTTTGCAAATCTTGGGTAGGCTTCTCCGTCAACACCACTAGCGTCATAACATTTAACATTAATTAATCCGCGTACTCTATAGTAACCTTCTTTAGGTACTGTTATTGCTAGACCAGGAATATTTGCTTGAGAAGATGTTATTGTATAAGCAGCTTTTATAAGAGATTTTGTAATAATAGGAAATGCTCCTGTAAGTCTATCTAATTCTATAAATCCTGCGCTCGGTTCCGATCCTGAAGAAAAATAAACTTGGCAATTATCTCCTGCGTCCATTTTAACCTGAAAAGAAATTTCGTCATCTTTTTTCAAGTATACAGCAGCTTCACAATAATATGAAAATTGCATTGGTTGTGCGTTAGATTCATTTCCATGATAAAGATGCTGTGTAATACCCTCAATATGTAACCCATTTATTGTAAGTCTAACATATGAGCTTGCTGCAGTACTACTATCATCCGTTGTTAAAACTGCCATTATACCTTTAATTTTATAATATCCATTTTTAGGCGCTACTATAACTAAACCTGGGACATTAGCATAGGAGGTCCCTACTATATATGTAGCCGTTAATAATGTTTTAGTGATATGTGGTTTTTCAATTTTTTCTATCTCAATATACCCCGCGCCTGGCTCTGCACTAGTTGAAAAATAAACCTGGCTATTGTCTCCAGCATTATGTTTAATCTGTAGCGAGATTATTTCATCTTTTTTAAAATAGGCAATAGTGCTACAAAAAAAAGAAAACGAAACTACTTGTCCAGCACTATCATCATTATGCCTAAGTTTTTGAACCGTACTATTTATGTATACGCCATTTTTTGCAAATTGCGGGTATGCGTTACCTTCTCCAGCGTTATCATCGCCCACTATTACACAAGCTAAACTTCTAATTTCATAGTAACCGTCTTTAGGGACTCTTACAACTAAGCCAGGAATATTAACAAAAGAATCAGTACAATTATATGTAGCCGTTAAAAGAGATTTAACTATAAGTGGCGTTTTAGGTTGCCTCATATTAGTATTCTCCTATAATCTTTAGCTTATCTGTAGATCCAAAAGCTCTACCATAACGATATATGTAGCTAGCAGTTCTCTTTACTTCTAGCCCACCCCATTCTATTTGTGAAATAAAATCGTCGCTACCATCTTCTTTTGCTAAAGCTCTAACTTTATATTCAGTTCCTACATTAGAAGGAGCTGCATATCTAGTAGCATAAGCTAAGTCTACATCTTTTTGAGTTAGGACTTGGTTTCTAATTCGGACTTGAGAAAGCAAACCTGCGAAATACGAAGCGGGTCCGGCTGTTGCGCCAATTAGAAAATCAGAGTCGGTGCCATTCCCCATAAGCGTAGTCATGCTAGAGTCGCAAGCTTCTAAAACTCCATTTATAAAAAGCCTAAGTCCGTAAGTTGTGTCCCAAGCACATAGTACGTGTATCCATTCTGTTTGTGCGCCATTAGTCAACACCGTTGCCGATTTTAAAGTTATTGGGCCATTGTTGCTCTCTTCAGCAACTAATCCAATTGTTCCATCGTTTTGTAAAAAGCATTTAAACCTATCTTCGCCTGTAACATTGTCTTTAGCAAAGATATAACTAGTGCCTGCGGGCATGCCGTCATCCGGTAGCATCCAAAAATCTATAGCTATAGCTGCGGGGGTTACATCTAGTAAAGTGCCTTGATTAAAATATTGGTCAGTCCCATCAAAATCAGCGGCGTTATCGCTACCCATAATACCATTTGCATCAGTAACAGTATTGTTATTTGTTAAATCGTAAGTGCCTTCAGAGTCATCGGTTAAGTCTCCGTTTAAGAAAGGATAAAGAGCTAAGTCTGTACCTGCTCCGCCTTCGTCAGTAGCCCATATATGCCCTGCCATTTGTTGTGCTACATCTCCTATATCACCTATAACAGTATAGTCTTGTATCTGCTCTAGTCTTGTAACTAACTCGTAGCCTGTTTCACCTACCTCAACCTGCACCATTTTAAGTGTATCGCCTCCTACTATAGTAGGTAAATCTTGAGGTACTACAAACTCATAAGCTGACTCGTCTCCTTTTACCTTTAATATTTTACCTGCTTCGCCTGATAAACTTCCTGGCAAACCTGCAGCGGCTAGCGCGGCTACGGCTCCAGTTTCGGCGGTTTCAGCATTAGTCTCTGCAGTCTCGGCATTTGTCTCTGCAGTTTCAGCATTTGTTTGGGCTGTCTCAGCTGCATTTTTAGCGGTTACAGCATTAGTCTCTGCAGTCTCGGCATTAGTCTCTGCTAACTCCGCAGCGGTTTGAGCGGTTACAGCATTAGTCTCTGCAGTTTCAGCATTAGTCTCTGCAGTTTCAGCATTTGTCTCTGCTAACTCCGCAGCGGTTTGAGCGGTTACAGCATTAGTCTCTGCGGTTTCAGCATTAGTCTCTGCTAACTCTGCGGCTGTCTGAGCAGTTTCAGCATTTGTCTCTGCAGTTTCAGCATTAGTCTCTGCTAACTCTGCAGCGGTTTGAGCGGTTTCAGCTCCGGTTTTAGCGGTTTCAGCTCCGGTTTTAGCGGTTTCAGCATTAGTCTCTGCAGTTTCAGCATTTGTCTCTGCTAACTCTGCAGCGGTTTGAGCGGTTTCAGCTCCGGTTTTAGCGGTTTCAGCATTAGTCTCTGCAGTTTCAGCATTTGTCTCTGCAGTTTCAGCATTAGTCTCTGCTAACTCTGCAGCGGTTTGAGCAGTTTCAGCATTTGTTTCTGCAGTTTCAGCATTAGTCTCTGCTAATTCTGCGGCTGTCTGAGCAGTTTCAGCATTTGTCTCTGCAGTCTCGGCATTAGTCTCTGCCGTTTCAGCATTAGTCTCTGCTAACTCTGCAGCGGTTTTAGCAGTTTCAGCATTAGTTTCACTAGTAGCTGCATTTGTTTCGCTAGTAGAAGCAGCGGTAGCGCTAGCTGAGGCGGCGGCTACTGAGTCACTTATGCTATCCATAAGCTCTTCTCCCGAATCGCCACTTGTAGTAGTTGTTTTAGGACATCTATCTAACTCTTCTTGTTGTTGTAAAGCTACCATAGTTAAATAATCAAAAACATCTTCATGTGTTTGAGCAAAGTATTCGCCTTGGTTTTCTAAATCTGTTTCTTGAATTACTTCTACTCTTCTAGCTATAGCTATAGTCCAACCTGTAGGAAGCGTAGCTTGACCAAAAATAGCAGTTAAGTCTTCAAGGGTTACATTTCCTCCACCTGCATCGCCTTCGCCGGACACAGTGTAATGCGTAGTTAAAGTTAACGTAGTTCTATCATCATCTGCATCAGCTACAATAACTTCTAAATCGCTTTCCTCCACAACCTTAAAGCTATAAGCGAAAACTGTAGTAGCGTCATTACCTGCATAATTATTACGATAGTTTTCATTGGCAATAGTCATATCATAACCCTCCTATTTAGATATCGCCCTCAATATTTTTCATAGTCTTCTTTATATTTCTATGTACTTTTAAAGCAGGAATACCAAATTGAAACTCCATAGCGCTTCCAAAGTCCCAAAGAAAATCATTAAAATCTTTATCATTACTAATAGTAAGCACTCCTGATTTAGCAGCTTTAACTATTCTAGTGCCTCCTTCAAATGCTGTAGCTGTTCCTAAAGACTTTCTAAATTTAATAGATCCTGGCACGTCTCTAAGTAAAGGCACCCAAGAAATTGCGTTCTCTGCAGGCGCAGATCCGTACTCCCACCATTCAGGAAGTTCGCCTTGAGCTACCATAGAGCTTATAATCGCAGCGCCCCACGGAGCTAACATTAATTCATACATTACATGTCTAGAGTATTCTTTAGTTGATATGTTGCCTCTCTTCCAAGCTCTGTTCTGCGCTCTTAGGATATTGCCAAACTTAAAAGTCCAGGTCATAAAAGGAGTCATAAAGCGCATAAAGCCTTCAGCTCTTTGAAAGTCGTTTAGGTCTATGGCTAGTGAGCTAGGCTGTGTGTCTTGCACTATAGAATCTGCAAAACTCACAGCCTCTCTAGTCTTCTCTGTATTGGTTAGTTTTGAATTACTAAGTGTATCTATCTTTTTATTAAAAGCTCCTTGCCACACTACGCCTACTGTAGCTCTGTCATTCATCTGTATCCATTCAAACATAAAGTCTTGTATATCTCTTAGAGTTATTTCTTTCCCTAATACGTTAAGACTTTTTTCTAATGGCTTAAAGGTGCTAACTATATCAGTTATTTCCCTACTTACGTTTCCATTTCTAGCTCGCATATAAGGAGATAAAGATAAAACTTTTTGCCAAGACTCGGTATTACGTAAACCGAGAACGGAGCTGCTTAGGTCTGCGTGTCTATATCCGTTAGCTATCCAACGCCAACCTATAGCTCTAGCAGCGCTAAACATAGAGAGTCTTTGCTTTACACCTACACCAAAGTTAGCGCCTAATATAGCGACTGTAGCTAACTTCCTTTGTTTGTCTAACATTCCTTCGCCTAAGAAGCCTTTCATTCTTCTATCAGGTCTAGCTACATACTGGACCCAATCTCTAATGCGAGCATAAGTACCTCTTACTATTTCTCTTCCGTTAGCGTCTTCTAAAGTTTGGCCTCCTTTATCTTCTACCGCTTCTTTCCATTCCTTATTTAAAGTTATTTTATTTAAGTCCCTCATAACTTCAGCCATAGAAATGTATCTAGCTGTGTCTTTAATATGTGAAAACCAAACGGATAGAGATAATTTAGGAGGTAAAGAGTGAGCTTTAGTTTTACGTGCAAAGGTGAAAGAGTCTTTAGGTTTAGTAGTTCTATGTACTGCAGTCGTACTATTTTTAAGGATATCATCTTCTTTAAATTTGGAAGCTTTATCACTTATTAAATGATCAAAAACTAAAGGATAATATCCGCCTTTAAGATTAACAGTTTCGCCGTTTTTATCTATCATCGTTATAGCTTGCGCTTCTACGCTTTCTAGGTTTCTATTGTACATATTAAAATTAACTTGCTTTAATTGGGGCCAAAGAAGATTAGTAGCGTCCCAAATTTCCTGTACTAAATTTAATTCTTCTTTGGTAAATTTCGCTACTATTGCAGCTTCTTGTTCTAAAGTATATCCGTAAGAGTTTCTTAATACTTCTAAGTTATGTACATTACCCATATTTAGGAGATATGATACTAATCTGTCTCCTGTCCAGGTAGTTCTACCTTTCCTTTGCATGAATGCAGGCATAGGCACGCCGTCTATAACTATTTTTCTAGATCCGTTTTCTTTCTCAATTCTTCTAACTGCTTTTTTGATACCTTCCCAAGTCTTCTCTGTAGCTTTTAGAGGGACTTGCATAGTATCAAAAACTTGACCTTCAGCGTCTCTAACTTTATTAAATACTTTCTTAAGTGGCCCAGGCGTACCAGTCTTTAAGAATTGATCATTATCTAAAGCATCAAACCTAAAGCTAGTCATTTCAGCGCCATAAGCTACGCCGCTAAGTTTATTAAGTATGCCTCCTACTTTACTAAACTCATTAAATACTTTTCTAGAAGGTATATCTTCCATAAGCTTTAAAGAAGCGTCATTTACTTCTTGTATAGTTTTAAATCCTATATCTTGAAGCGCTATAGTTTCATTACTACCTGACTTATAAAGTCCTTTAATTAATTCATCAAGCTGTACTAATTCGCCCATAGATAAGTCTTTATAGTTTTGACCTCTTAGCTGTTTACCTATAAGCCATTCAGGTGTAAGGCTAAAAAGTATTTCGTCTAAGTCTTGTAGGTTAGGTATTGCTTCAGGATTCTTAGGTCTTATGTTTTCACTAGTGCTAAGTTTGTAATGATAAATATAATTAAGCGCGGCTTCGGCGAAGGAGTTTTCTACTTTAGGTTTACCGTCTTTAAATTGTAATTTAGATTTAACTTTATTAGCTTTATAAGAGTTTTCAATTTTAATTTTTAAATCTCTAGCTTTAATCGCAGCTTGTACTAAAGCATGATTAAGTACTTGTTGCCTTTTAGCTAATTGAGATTGTACTACGTTTCCTTGCTCTGCAGCTCTTAAAGCTGCATCTGCAAATTTCTGCTCGGCTTTAGAGAATAGGTCATATCTTATAGCTCTTTTTACTGGTAACTCTTTTATGCGTGCGTCAGCTTCGTCTTTAACTATTTTACGTTCTAACTTAGCTTGGTTTCTTCTTTCCTGTATAGGTAACTGCCTAGTTAGAAATGCATCTTCTTTTATTAAGTGTTCTAAACTATCATCATTATGACTAGACTCTTCGCCTGGTACTGTTTCAGTACTAGTTAATTTAGACATAATTATTTTTTCTTCTTTGTCTATTAACTCTTGAGTCCTTCTATCTATAAAATCTTTTTTACTTTCGGCTTTAAGAATTTCTTCTAAGAAAGCTTCTCTACTTTCAAAGTTAAATTTAGATGCTAATTCGGAAATAGAAGCTCTGCCGTTTTTAGTTACTAGTTTAGTACTTACTTTGCTTAAGGCTTCAATAGTGCTTACTCCGTAATCTTCTTGAGTCTCTGCTAAATTTAAACCGCCAAAGTCTATAGCATCATTTACCGCTTTATATAAAGGAGAGTCTGCATACTCTCTTTCTGCTAAATCTTTAAGTGCTCCCTTGCCTCCTTCTTTGGCCTCCCAATAAGCTTTTAGATGTTTCGCAGTTTGCTCTTCGAGCGCAGCTCTATTAGCTTCAGCTTTACTTTTTGTAAGTACTTCTTTTTGCTTAGGGGTTGCAGGTAGTAAGTCGTGTAATTCTTTTCGTCCTTTGTAATATTGTTTTGCTTCTTCAATCTCTTGCTCAGACGCGAGCATCCTATCATAAACAGCTCTAATATCTTCATTTATTGGTACTCCTATATCTCTTATCGAAGTATAAATAGCCATAAGCCAAGAACGAAAGCGACTAAATACATTAGCCATTTCTTTGCTAGGCGCTTTACCTTCGAGAAGATACGTTTCAAAACCTGTACCAAAAGCTTCTTTATTATCCTTATTAAACTCTCTTATTTTTGCTACATCTAGTTTAGCTTGCTCTCCTCCCATTCCATTTTTTATTAATTGGTCTAAATGGTTTTCGTATAAGTGTGACATTTCATGTGATAAAGATCCTGGTGTAGCTTTTTTAAATAGTTCTATGTATGCTCCTGTATCTGCAAATGTTATAGCAGCTTTAGGATCTTTAGGTCCTGCTTGAAATAATGTTTGGCCTTCAAGTACTTCGGCTTTTAGTTTATCGGTTAATGGTAAATGCCAAATTTCTTGAATTGCTCCTGGCTCTCCTTCTCCTATACCTTTTTCTTGAGAGTCTTTTAAATCTTGCTCCCATTCAGCTATTTCTTTTTTAAATCTTTCTATATCTTCTTGATAATCTTTTTTCCTATCTATAAAACCTTTTCTTGTTTTTTCGTGTATTAATTTTCTAATGGATTTTTCTAAATCAGCATTTTTAAACTCTTCAAAACTATCAAAACCTCTTAAGTTTCCCGCTATAGCAATTACTACTCTATCCGTCTTTTTGTTATGCTCAATGCCTATAAACTTAATGTCCTTATGCTCCCAACGATCTCTATTCAGAGCAGTCTGTACTTTTTTAAAGTCCTTAAAAGTAGTGCCTTTTATCTTTTGACTCCTATCCTCCCATAACTTTATTCTTTCATCTTGAGTTGTTACAGACTCTTCGGCTTTTTCTATTCTAACTTTAAAACTAGTTATTTGAGTTTTGGCCTCTTCTATGTCCTCTTTTATTTGGGCCTCTGCCTCTGCTTTAGTCCTTTTTATTAGTCCTCCTACTTCAAAAGTTTTCTCTTGTAGCTTATCAACCCCTACCTTAGCTTGTTTATCTAACTTCTTAACATATTTGCCTACGGTTTTAGGTAGCAGCTTATCATAAAAGCCTATCATACCAGTACCGCCTACTTTTAGGTCTTGGCCTGAAAGAGTTTTTCTAGCATGTCCTGCTTTAGTTTTTTCTTCTTTGGCTTCTAAAAGCTTTCTTGCAGGCTCTTTACCTATATAATCTTCTATCTTATCTTCGGGCACTGTTTCTTCTATTACCTGTTTTCCTCCTAAATCAAAAGCTCTTAAGCTATTGTTCTCAGGGAAATAAACAATTTCACTTACCTTCTTACTTAAATCGTATCTATCGTTTTGTATATCTCCAGGTGTCCAGGCTATTGCATCGTAGTTCTCTTCGACTGCTAAACGTAAAGCTCTTTTAAAAGCTAATAAACTCCAGGCCTCTGTAGCTTTAAAAGGTGCATCGGGTACGCCTTCTATGCCTGCTTCTATCGTTTTAAAAAGAGCTTCCCATTCTGCTAGCTCTTCTCCTTTTAAATCATCTACTGTTCTACCTTCGGCTAAAACTTTCTTAGCTATTTCGTCTCTTCTTTTTATAGCAGTATCAAGCTCTTCCTTTGTGGCAGTTACAAAACCTTTCTTCCTAGCTTCTTGATGCCAATCGCTTTGTATTTCTTCTATTAATAGAGTCTTCTTGCCTTCGCTGTTTACTCTATCATTCATCCTTATGTGGGCTAAAACATTAGGCTCATCCCAATGCGCGCTTTTGTATGTGCCTTCGGCTTCAAGAGGCTTCCCTGCTAACTCTGCATCTAATTGTGCTCTTGACTCATAATGTATAGGGGAAGCTACTTCTTCTCCTTGTAAGTTTACAGGCACATTCGTACTACTATCTGTTAATATAAAATCCGTTTCATCTAACTTAGTAAACTCTGTACCTTCTGGTAGTTTTTCAAAAGTAGCTTTTGGGAAAACCTTATCAGGCAGTATCATTAAAACTTCTCTATAGTTTTCCCCGCCTGGTAAAGTGTAATCTTCAAATTTGGTAGCTAATTTTTCCCCTGCTACCTCTTCTCCCATTATATCTGCTATATCTTCAGGAATTAATCGATCAAACTCTTCATTTATGTCAAACTCAATTTGGTCTATCGCTTCTTCTTCACTAGTATAAAATACGAAGTCGCCGCCAAAATCTCTTCTTATCTCTCCGCTCGCATCTACTACAACAAAGTTACCGTCAGGTATATCTTCTTCTTTAATTTCCTCTCCTGGCACTACGTCAAAGTTACTTTTTTCATGTTCTAAAAATCTTTCTTTTAAATTTTCGTCTTCAATATCTACCACACCTTCTTCTCTAACAACTTCCTCTAACTGTACCCCGCCTTCTTTTAAAAATTCTATTACTTCCTCTTTACTAACTTTCCTATCTTGTAACTCTAGCCAGCTAATAACTTCAGTTTGTTCTAACTCTTCCTTTTTTATTCCTGGTGCTTTTGTAATTCTATTAGCTAAATCTTTACTAGGTATGTTTTTAAAATCAAAACTTTCTACAGTCTCTTGTAATTGAGAAAAGAAGCCTAAAGGACTTTGTTCTATTCTTTGTCTTTGAAATTTTATATCGTCTTCTTTTACATCTATAGCTTCTAAAAAAGCTTTGTCTGCTTTTACTCTTCCAGTACCATAAGCTTCTTTCAATCTCTCAATAGCTGCAGCTTTTATTCTTTCATATCTAGGACCTTTTTTGCTAGCTGCAACACTAGCAAAGTCTTTTTTACTTACGCCTATATCTTTAAAACCTTTAGGAAATGTACTAGCTCTAAATCTTCCTCTAACTTCTGTAGTTCTACCCGCTGTTTCACTTACTTTCTCTTCCTTTAATAAACCGCCTTCGACTTCGGCTGTTCTAACTTCTTCAGCTAAAGCTTCTACTTCTCTATCTATTATTTGCTCAGCGGTTAATCCTTTACCGTCAATATCAGCTTGTATTTCTTGAGCAGGTCTAGGTACAAATTTCTCTTTTATTCCTAAATTAACTGGAAAGCGTTTTAGATATTCATCTGCATCTATCTGCTCATTAACAGGTAAAGTAGCGTTATGTGCATCTGTTAACCTAGCTACGATAGCGCTAGCTATAGTTATTTCAGACTCGGCTAGTTCGGCGCTAAACCCTGCGCCTCCTTCTTTTTTAGGAGTAATTAACTGCTCTCTCCAAGCTTCAAATAATTTAGGAGTATAAGCGCCTATTGTAGCTTTATCTAATTCTTCTTTCTTAGCGTCTACAATTTCCTGCATCTCTTCTTTTATATTTGCTAAATCTTTTTTATTAGGTCCATTTACATTAAAGCGTATATCGTCTTTTACTGCAGCTTCTACTTCAGGATTAGCTTTAACCCAAGCTACCCATTTTTCTCTAGGTATTTCTAAATCTCTTCCTGTTTCTCTAGCTTCTTCTAATTGGCTTTCTATACCTAACTCTCTAGCAGCTTTATCTACTTTCTTAGAGTCTTGATAGAAAACTTCTAAAGCGTCTGTACCTAAATAAAAATTAGCTGCAGCGCCTAAACTTTCTATCATATTCCTGCCATGATCTTCATATAATTCAGGCGATCTTTCATTTATTTTAGAAGAGTCTGCAGAGGGTATATGTTCGTCATATATCTCTCTATCTTGCTCATACTTCCTTACATTAGCCATACTGGACATAAGTTTAACACCAATACCAAAACCCGCATAAGGTAAGACTGTCAAGCCTTCTTTGACTCCTTGTCTTAATGTTTCGGGTATGCGCTGTGCGAATAAGGATAACTGCTCTTTAGCTGTCAGTCCTTTTAACTCACCTTCGCCAAAAACTCTAGCTGCTTCTTCAGGGAAAGCTTGTACAGTTTCAGTTAAAAACTCTGCAGGACCAAATTCTAAAACAAATCTAGATATTGATTTTTTAAATCCTGGTGTTTTTAAAGCTTTAGCAAAAAGAAGTATAGGTACTAATTCTAAAGCAGACTGAGCCGCAGCGTTACCTACAGAGGCTATAGTAGCTCTTTCGTGGCTTACACCATTAAGTCTTAAATCTGTATAAGTAGCATTATATATATGACCAAAAACAAAAGCTGCGCCTACGGCGGGAGTAGTTATAGCTCCAAGAGCTAAGGCTGTACCTGTTAATGGAATAGTAGATATAAAATCTAATGCTAATTGCTCAACACCTGATAAGTTTTCCAACTGTACTTGCTTTAAAGCTTCACTAGTTCTTATGTCTTCGCCTAAATATTCTTGATGCGCTGCCATAGCTCTAAAGGAAGGTTGCAAAGCGCCAAATATATTCTTAACTCTTTTTTGTTGTTCTTTAGGTATCTCAGTTAATATGTCTCCGCTCTTAATTCTTTCTGCTTCTTGCCTTTCTTTTTGAAACTCTATTACAGATCCTAAACTATGCACCATTCCTTTATAACCATTCAGTAAATAAATAGCAGCTTTCTCGCTAAAAGGGGCATGATAACTTTTATATAAATTCTCTGCGAAAGTTAAAGACTCTAAACTATCTTTAGACGCTGCCATTTTAGCAGGATCTCTAAGCCAATTAACTGTACCTGGAAATTTATATTGTTTATGCTCTAAATCTTCTATTGAGCTAACACCTTCATTATCTTTTCTAGCAGGCGGGTAAACATCGCTTTCGACTTCAAAAAGTTGTTCGTATACTTTAGCAGCTTCGTCCCATTCCTCCCAATTTTCTTTACCTCTTAGTATAGCGTCAAAGGGCATGCCTTTCTCATTAGCTATTCTTTGCACTTTAGCAGCTACAGGCGCAGGCGTATCAAAGAAAGTTCTAAGAGAGTGCTCTACTCTGCCTTTATCAATACTAACAGAAGTATCAAAACCTTCGTTTCCTTTTTTATAAAGCAACTCTGTAATTTTATCAGCTTCTTTTTCGTAAGGCGTACCTCTCAATATCTCAGGCACGTAAGGCGGTGAAACTTCTTTCTTACCAGGCTCTTGATTTAAAGGATGTCTATTTTTCTCGGTAGCTTCTTTCTCTTCTTCTTGCGTGTTTAAGATCCTAGCGCCTTCCGGTACTAAAGGATGTTTACTATAATCGGGCATATATGTTTACCTCTTACCAAACTGAAAGTCGTTAAGCTGTACTTCAAACCTAAAATTACCAAATTGATCATAGACCTCTCTTTTTCCTAAACTATCAGTGTAATAGTCCCCAGATGCTAAGTCGTATTGTACATCGTCTAACGTCTTGTTTTGGCCTTCTATTGCGTCCTTTAAAGGCTCAGGGATATTATCTTTATCTAAAGCTGTTTTTGTTCTTAAGTTTTCGTCTTCGATAAAAGGTATCTCAAACCTATGTATATCAGTACCCCAAAAGCCATAATCTACGGGTGCTAATAAATCTTTATATAAAATATCATTTATAACTTCGGTAGTAACTTCATTAGGAGGAATATCTTTTATTCTTTCGTTTAGCCCACCTAGAAGCCTGTTTAGTCTTTGACCGCCTTCTTCTCCTTTAAATCTCTTAGCGTCTTTTACTGCAGTCTTAGCTTGTTGATAAGGCGTAACAATTCTAAAATCAGGTTTTACTTTACCTCTAGCTAATTTATCTATTTCTTTATATTCAGTAGAAGCTAATTTATCTCTAAACTCTCTAGGATTTACTTTATCACCTCTAGCTAATTTATCTTTAAGATCGGAGTATAAAACCCAATCTGTTCTTGCGTCTATTCCTGCTTTAGCGTCTTTCTCTGTTTTAGCATAACGCTCTAATTCTTTTTGTCTTTTAAAAGAAAACTCGCCATGTGGTACACCAGGATAAGCTAAAGGATCTTTAGCTATTTTATCAGCTTCACTTTCTACTTTTTCATCTTCGGCTAAAATTTTTAGGGACTCTTTCCTACTAAATTTAGCTTTAATTTCTGCATTAGCTTCTTTCAAGCTTTCTGCATCTTTAGCAAATTCCTTTTCTGCTAAAGCGTATTGCTCATCTAAAGGAAGAGGCTGTGCACCCAAAACAAATTCGCTTACTTCTTGTTGTCTAGCCATTTCTTTTATTTCTGCTTTTTTCTCTACTCTTGTAGAAGGCTCAAATTTTTTCCAATTAGCATCTAAAAAAACTTGAGCGTCTTTAGGATCTTGCATCTTAGATTTAAGCACAGCACTATACAAGCCATCTGTAGCAGTTTCACTAGCTTGCTTTAAAGTCTTAGGATCTGCTCCTTTAAGATTTGCTTTAGTGTTTACTAAAATCAAACCTTCAAATTCTTCTACCCTATCAGGATATAATATCGCATCTTCAGTAAGATCATGGCTGTATGCGTCTCTCATTTCCCTACTCCAAGCCAAAGTTTCTCTAGTCTCGTGTCCCATAAGACTATCCTTTGTGCGTTCCCCTGCATTATTCACAGCAGCATCAAAGTACCTTCTCTCGTTTTCATTAAGCCCTTTAGAATGAATTTTTCTAAACTCTTCAATTTGACCTATAGAATTATCATAAGCGCCTTTAGTATCGCCTCTCTTTTTAGAGAGTTCTCCGTAATGATATTTTCTTAGCTCATCATTAAACCCGCTAAATGCTTCTGTAGCTGTAGCTCTTTCGCTTCTATCTTTAATTATCTTATTATTCCTTAACGCTGCTCTTGTAGCTGCATCGCCTACTCTTAACAAAGCAGAAGACACAGCTTTTTTTAAAATAGTGTCTTCACTAACAAAAGTATCTAAAGATACCTGCCTTTCAAAAGATACATTAGGCGCTATCTGCGCCTTAACTTGACCAGTTTTAATAGTAGGTACTTTCGCCATAATTAACCCCCGCTTTTACTGCCAGAAGATGCAATAGCATAATTAGCTCCTACCTGGCTACCACTAGATAATAAAGATTGCATATATGCTTTGCCAGGATCTCTTTTTTGTTGAAGTAGTAAGCTCTTCTCTCTTCGTAATTGTGTTGCTCTAAAATCAAAACCAAAAGCTTCTATCTCTGCATTACGCCTTATTGTTAAAGCATCAATCTCGCCAAACTCTGCAGTATCTTGTAGCACATCTAATGCGCTACCTTCATCTACTACAACTCCAGAAGCCCCAAAAGCTGCTCTCTGAGTCCCTTTTAGCCCCTCTATTCTTCTCCTAAATTGACGCTCTTCTATCACGCCTCTCTTTTTAGCTTGACCTGCTTGTACCTCTGCATATTGAGCTTCTTTTTCTTTTGTAAAAGCGTTATACCTAAGTGCTTTATTCCTAGCTGTAGCTTCCTCTCTAGCCGCTTCCGCGCCCATAAGAGAGCCTAAACCTACCGCTGCTACTGCTACAGGACTACACATATTACGCCTCCTTCTTATTCTTTGTCATCCAAAACCTATGAAATAATTTCTGTTCTCTTCCATAAGGCATAGGTTTTTCTAAATTAAATCCGCACCATTCTAACCATTCTATAGATATCTTATTATCTATAGAAACCCAATTTTCTAATTTTTGAAAACCAATCATCATATTACGTACATAAATTTTACTAACTTGTCTTACAAGTATTTTAGCTTTTTTTATTTTTATAGTATTAGTAGCTAACATCCAAGGCACACCTATTTTACTTATTTGCTCTGACTCAGTTACCCCAAAACAACAAAACGCTTCTCCTTCTACTAGCCCTACCCAACACTTCTCAGAAAAATGAAAACCATTCATAAGTTCTATATCTGCGGTGCGCCCTGTAGAGTCTAAACACTCTTTATTATCTTCTTCTCTAAGATTGCCTATCATAGTCTCTACTAAATCTTTAGTAGCTTTTACTACTTTAGTATTCTCCACTGTCAAACCTCACAAATAACGCTAATATAGTTGTAGGTACAGGATCGGGGTTTTCTATAAATAAACGTCCTGCTCTTCCTTCGCCTGGCTCTATAGCTTTTTCTTTGTCTCCTGTAAATAAACTTATAGGGGCGCTATAATCTTCTTCTGACCTAAAAGGAAACTCATCTAAATTATCCTCATCCGGTCCTATCCATATAGCCCTAGTATTTTCTAAGCGCATTACTACAGAATTAATATCTCTAATCTTGTCTTGAGAAGTACCTGTCTCTGTTACTAATTCATAATCTAAAGTTTCTATTTGAGGAGTATATCCTAGACCTATATGTATTCTTGAGGCTCTATTATCCAAAGTTATAGCCCCACTAGTTACTACTTTATTAGACACCACATTTCCATTAGCTAGTATCGCTACGGTTTTACCTTCTAAATGACTTAAACCTGATATAGTTGTAAATGCTTCTCTAGACTTACCTCCCGAAGTATAAGCTGTGTACCCTGTGCCATCAATATCAACATCGTCTAAATCAGTAAGCTCATATGTATTAGCAGTTTTATTTGCTACTTTAAATCTTTTATTATTAATCTCTGTCATTCCTGAGACTTCATTTATATCTATGTAGTCTCCATCTGAATAGCCGTGAGCTGTGTCGGTAACCACTACAGGGTCCGCTTTAGTAGCCCCTGATATAGTTGAAGGATTGTCTAAAGAAAGACCGCTATCTACGAAATAGGAGTCTTGCACGTCTCTAGTGTTAACATCGCTAAGAGGTAAACGATTTTTAAATATTTCTACATACTTCCTAGTTACACTATTTATAGTTCTCTCTACTATTACATACAGCTCATCTTCTTCAGTAGAAGTAGGTATGCTAGCTATAGATTTAAAAAGACCTTGTGTATCATGTTGATGCCAGCCAATAACATCGTGATCCTTATAATAAGTAAGTCCTAATAAAGTGCCATCACTTCGCACGCACCATATAATAGAGTCAGGATGTTGTTGATAAGCCCAATCGTCTATAGTATATCCTTTAAATAAATGTTTAGCAAGAATGGTTAAGTCATTACCTTTATAGTTATCAACATCAAAGCTATAACTAAAATCTCTTACTACATCTCCCGATCTCTCAATATATAAAACTATATTACCAATAACTACAGGTTGTAAATCCGATGTACCCCATTCACTCTGCATTTTTAAGCTAACACTTGTAGGAGTAACTGCATCTGAGTTACCGCCTGAGTTCATCTTCCATTCACTTCCAGGCGTTCCTAAAATTAACTCATTTAAAGGGACCATAAATTTTATATCATTAACTTGTCTAGCGTTAATCGTAAACTTAAAAGAGTCATCGTCTTTAATAGGCTTTGACTTATTCATGTTCTCAAAATTACCAACTATAGACCCCCAAATAGTTTGAGGATTATTATTAGTCCTAGCAAAGACTAATCTTTGCTCAAAAAAAGTAACTACTCCTGGGTAGTCTCCTGCTCCGCTAAAAGGATTGTTAGCCGTAGGAGGGGTAACACTATAATCAGGATCTATAGTAGCCGCAGGCTCCGTGAAAGCGTTAGTATCTGCTTGACCTATCCAACCAAAAGTGCCACTCTTATTTCCATCTTTAAATACATTATAATACTCAGCGTCTCCTACCGCAGTCCAAGTAGTCTCGCTAGCCGCTGCGCCGTCTACTGTAGCTGAAGGTAAAGACTCTTCGCCTGTAGCGCTTACCGCCGTTATCCTATAATCTACTCCTGAGCCTCCATTAGCAGGACTGGCAGGCGCGGCTATGTCAGGAGCGAAAGTAATATTTGCTATAGTCCAAGAAGAATGCCCTGTTCTAGTTATTTTTCTTACAGGGTAAGAAGGGTGAGTTATATAAAGTGTATCTGCACTTTGGGTAAATTTTAATAAAGCTAAATCTGCCTCTGCATAAGTTGTAGTAAGCTCATAAATCTTTTCAGACTCACCGCCTGAAACATAAGCCCCATAGCCCGTACCGTCAATGTCAACACCGTCTACATCTTTTAACTCATAAGTACCTGCAGCTTTATTGCTAACTACAAAAGTCTTGCCATTAAGCTCTGTCATACCGACTACGCCGTATATCACAACCCAATCGCCGTTAGAATACCCATGCGCTGCAGATGTTATAACTACAGGATTGGCTTGCGTAGCACCTGTTATGGTTTTAGCAGTTTCTACTACTCTGCCTCTATCTTTATATACTCTCATATATAAATCACCAAACTCTAACATATAAGTTTGAGTAACTGAAAACTGGAAAGGTATAAGCCTGGAAATTTTAGAAGAGTCTTTAGTTTCACCTACAAATTCGGTCCCGCCTCTATTAGAAGCGCCGCCATGAGGATGAATTACAAAGTTTTTCATCGTTCTTACTGCGGTTATGTATTTAGAAAGATCAGTCCTAGCGTATAAGCTAGGCGCCCACTCACCGCCTGCGAAAGAGTTTTGAGATATACTTGTACTCATTTTCTAGCCTCTGTTAATTCATTTATATTTTCGGGTTGTTTTCTGCCCTCATTAGCGTTTCTAGTTTTAGCAATACTTAACACTTGCACATATTCATTTAACATAGTTTCTTTTAATTTCAAACTTGCTTTTAAGGAGTAAGCTAAATCCGCTGCTAACCTCCAAGACAAAGCAGAAACAAACAAAGCAGAAAACATTTCAGGATTAGTAACTCTAGCTGTGTACTCGCCCTCTGCAGTAACTTGGTCTGTTAATATTATTCTTTTATTTAGATCATCGTTTGCTAGCATTTCAAACTCTACTTTTCTTCTTGTAGAATTATCTAAGATTTTTCTAAAAGAAAGACAATCGGAAGGGTATTGATAAGCAAGATCCCAACCTGTATAAGTATCTGGTAGAAGGGCTAACGTACCACGCCTTCTAGCAAAGCTCCAATCATGGTCTTCTAATACAGTGTCCCTAACTTGATCGAATATTAAATTACACTTTCTAGCTTCTTTCGTTGCGTCAGTTAGACTTTCAATTTGTCTAGCTCCTAAATGCGAAAGAGCGAAATTACATATCTTAACTTTACTAGCCATAATCACCTCCAAAAAATAACTTAGTTAAGCCCAGGAATGCCCTAGGCAAAACTCAATTATTTTTTAATAGCTGAAATAATCTCATCTGGTACTTCAAGCATGTTGACTTTAATCTCAATTAAGTTCTCGCCGTCTTTATTAGGATCTACTTTAATTATGAGATTCCCATCTTCAATCTTAAAATCTACCACTTTGTTTTCTTCCATGTCTCTCCTTCACATTAAAAAATCAGCTTCACCTTTTTGGATGTTGCCCTTATTAAACTCAGGCGCTTTCTTTACGCCATGTCCTACGCTAGCCAAAGCAGCTCGCGCTTCTTCTCTTTGAAGATCTAAAAGCGTGCCTGCTTCTACGCTCTTATCTTCTTGTTCTGTAGCTTTCTTAGGATCGTAAGGCTTGAAATGCTTGTTAGCTTCTTTGCCTTCAGGAAGAGCCAAGGTTTCCCCTGGCTCCCAAATACGATCCATGAAATAACACTTATTCTTACAAATGTACTTCATGCAACCCCTTTCTTATGTACTTGTTTGATCTTGGAGTATCAATCCTGCAGTAACCTTACCTGCAGACATTGTACCTACTATTGTATAAGTCATTCTTAAATACTGTTTATCTATCTCAGGAAGTTTACCAAGAGTAAACCTATAGCCCGCTACTAAAGAAGCGGTAATAACTACAGCAGATTCTATTACTAGTGCTTGTGTACCCATGCCTACAGCATCGTCTTTATACAATCCTGCCTTCAAACTTGTTCCGCCTGCAAAAGCTGTAGTAACTCTACACATAATTTCTAGAAGACCTTTTTCATTCAAAGCCTGGTTTCTAGCATGATCATTACCAAGGTCAATGACATTGGTACTGTTAGCTGTGGCAGTTAGCGCCTGGTCTTCGCTGAACAGATTTTGTTTATCAATTATCATATTCTTTCTCCTATAAATTTAATTGAACAATACAAACCTTACTCCTTCTTAAAATTAAGTAATACGTGACTCTGTATTTAGAATAGCGTCTACTCTTCTTACTGGCACGCCATCAAAAGCTACTACCATTTTTCCTGCGACTTCTTCCATAGAAATATTAACATTGTTGCTATTCTTAATCTGTCTACGTAACATACTACGGATAGTTTTGTTACAATAGAAAACAGGTCTTCCACGATTAAGACTGTCAGGAATTTCTAGAGCTTGAGTCATTAGGTCAATAATGTCTGCGCTATCACCTGAAGCATCTTTTGTTAAGTCAGATACGTCAATGTTACAAATTCTAACAACATAACGCCAATCTCTTAAAACCATTCCTACGTCCCATTTATAATGTGTACGGTAGCCTTCGTACTTTCCTGTAGGAGACTGTGAATCTTCAAGAGTAACCTGGCCTTTATCCTCATGATGTAATCCACCTTTTTGTCCTTTAGGATAAATACCATGAATAGTATTAGAACCCCAAACAACTAGCCAGATACTTGTATTATCTGAGCCTGTACCTTCTCCGTCTATAATGTTAGCTGCGTTTTCTGCAGAAAGATCATTATACCTAGGCGCAAGTCCTAAAAACTTTTCAGGATCGGAAGCAGTGTTACCATAAATTACAGTAGTAGCCATTTGCTGACTCATACCTTCTAAATGCGCAACATCTTCTGAAAGTCTAAACTCTGCAGTATTCCCGTTAAGGTCTGCAAGAGACTTATCAACTTCAGCGTAAGCTTCCAACATACCAATAGAGTCAGTAACTTGTACTGTCTTACTCTTTGTAGGTTGAACACCATAATTAAGTAAACGCCAGGTAGGTGTTGGTAAACCTGAGCGTACTGTGGTCTTATGACCTGTAGCTAAATTAGACTCTACAAACATCATATCGTCTAAAATTTCATTCGTGTCATGTAGTATTTCTACTATCTTCGCAATCTTCCCGTTAGGATCTTCTCTACTGGCAACATCCTGAAGGGTTGATGCATTAGTTCCAACTGTACTCATACCTTAATCCTCCTCTAAGTTTGTTTACCCTGGTTAGGGTATATCGTTTGAGCGGCTGAAACGGGGCCACTCTTGCCTACTGGCTTCCCGTCTACTGTTTTAACTTCGCTTGTTACCCTATCAATCCTGGCAAAAATCTTAACAAGTTCGGGGTGATCCCCAAAACCTG